TGGTCGGCGCGCCCAAGCGGGACAGGGTGCGGGACGATCACCGGGACGCGAGCGGGACAGCACCGGGACACGAGCGGGACAAAGAAGAAGCAGGGGTAACAGGGGTAACAGGGGAAATATCGGATACACCTGAACTAACCCTACCATTGTCCGATCCGCGGCGCGGATCGGACGAGGTGGGGGCAGGTCCGGTTCAAGCCAAGGGCAAGGGCGAACAGCCTGCCTCCGCTCGTCCGGCTGCGTCGGCTCCCAAGATCGTCCCGCCATCCGACAGCGTCGACGGATTTGAAAAGTTCTGGCGCCAGTCCGATCCCCCTAAGCATGCGGCCAAGGCCAAGGCGCGCGCCGCCTGGGCCAAGACGCGCCACGTCCGCCCGCCTGACGACGTGCTGATCGCCTGCCACGCGGCTTACCGCGCGAGCGTGGCGGCCGAAAACGCGAAGCGGCGGGAGGAACGTCCGCCGCGCGCCGCGCAGTCCCTGTGCCACCCGGAAACCTTCCTGAGCGAGCGGCGGTGGGAAACCTTCCTCGCCGAGGTGGTGACCGGGCCTGCGCCGGAAATTGCATTGCAGCACTGGGGGGAGCGTGGGCGCCGTCTCGCGGCCCTGGTCGGCGGCGAAGCCGCGTTTGCAGCTTGGTTCGGCGAGGCGGAGTTGGTCGATGGCGAGCCGGTGATGATCGTAGTCGCCAAGACGTTCCAGAAAAAATGGATCGATGAACACTTCCGGCAAGCGCTTGAGCGCGTGTTCGGCGAAAGCGTGCGTGTTGTGTGTGGCCCCGCGACGGCCGGCGCTTTGGCTGCCTGAAACACCACCCGCCACGCGAGATTGGCGGGAGGAATAGGCGTTAGCGCGCCTGAACCCGACGAGCATGAACTCGTCCCGAAAACATCCCCGGTCGGTGATTCCGGCCCGCCACCCGCGCGCGGGCGGCGCTTGGGTAAGCAAGAGGAATTATGATTGCAAGAGTAACCATACCCGGCGCTCGCCGAGTGAAGAAAATCGGCGATAATCTTCTCATTTTAGGGGACACACTGAAGGTCATGAAGGGCCTACAGGGCCGCTTCGACGTCATCGTGTCTGACCCACCCTATGGAATCAACTACAAGCCAGCGAGCACCAACAGCGCCCTGTGGCGCGATGTGAAGGGCATCGTTGGGGACGATCAACCATTCGATCCGGCGCACATGCTGGAAGCCAAGGTGCCGACCGTGTTGTTCGGCGCGAACAATTTCGCGAGCAAGCTGCCGGACAGCCGCGGGTGGCTGGTCTGGGATAAGCGCCCCGGCATGCGCCCGATGTGCTTCAGTGATTGCGAAATCGCCTGGTCATCGCTGTCGAAACCGGCGCGTATGATCCGCTATGTGTGGAGCGGAGCATGCCGAGGCCCGGAAAGCAAAGATCCGCACTGGCATCCCACGCAGAAACCCATCGAGGTTATGCGTCAGCTAATCGAATATGCCAGCAGGCCTGGACAGACGATCCTCGATCCCTACATGGGGAGTGGGACTACCGGCGTTGCGGCGGTTCGCTCCGGCCGCAGGTTTATCGGCATCGAGATTGAGGAGCGTTGGTTCGTCAATGCGATGCGACGGATAACCTGCGAAATGCAGCGCTAGCGGCGACTATCTATTCATCTGCCCGGCTAGCGATGGCCGGGCAGTTTCATTTTGGCAGCCAAGTACAAAATTGTGCCGTGATACTAGTCCGTCGCCTGGGCCGGACCTCGCAGCATTGTCGGCGGGGTAAGCGGAAGGTGCACCGCGGGGTTAGCAATAAGCGGCTTGCGGACGGTGCGGATCGCCTCCATTGCAACGACGAACACATGCCCACACCCGATTTCATCCGAGCAGTGGTAATAGACTTCGCGATAGGTGCTGTCTGTCTTGCCGCCCGTGCGCGCGAAGGCTTTCGCGCCGCAATGGGGGCAACAGATATGGGGAAGGCGGCTACTCAAGAGGATGCTCCGGTTGTTGCGTGACGAGGGCTGGGGATGCGTAACACGCGAATAAAATCATACACTAAGGCGCGCCCGAGATTGACCGTCTTGTCCATCATGGCGCCGTCTCAAGCTTGATGGTGGTGATAAACCCCTTCTGATCGATACGGTGGTCGACCTCGGACACCAGCCATTCCTGGGCATCTATGGCGGCCTTAAAGCCGGTGACCGTGGCGCGCTGTTCGGGTGAGGCACTAGCCCGGCCGAAGGCGAGCGTCAGATCCAGGGTTGCAGGCATTCGCTTCAACCGTGCGCGTTCGGCCTCCGCGGCGCGCTTAGCTTCGGCCTCGTTCGCATAGACTTTGCGCAGGTGCTTGGAGCCATTCTTCTCGCCAGACGTCACGGTCTTGCGCTTGGCGGCACCCTTATCGTGCCAACTCGCAGTTACGCCCTTGTAGTCGGTTCGGGTCTGGCGCGCCCACCGGTGCCGGTCGCCATTTTTGCGGGTAATGGCAAGCTTTGGCAGATCGGCTCCGCTTGCCGTGGTCCCGGCACCCTTGCGCGCGAAGATCAAACATCCGGCCTTGATGGTGGCCACGGCGTCGTAGTCGGCTCCCAGGCGCCGCAGGAAGGCGATATCGCTCTCCCGGCTCTGGGTGAGGGAGGTAATCGATACGCCCGCCAGATCGGCCGCAACGCGCGCAGTGAGGCCGTTGCGCATGGCGATCTCGCGCAGGACCGTGCCGAGCGATGTATCGGCCCAATGCTGCTCCCGCCGGTCGCGGAGCGCGGCTGCGAAGTCGGCCGAGCGCGCCTTCAGTGTAACTTGGTCGGGCGGGCCGCTGTGCTCAATCTCGTCAACCTTGAATGTCCCTTTGCTGACGAGTCCTGGCTCGACGTCAATGCCCTGCTTCCAGCCGATGGCGACGGCCAGGACCGCGCCGGGGGAGGGCAGATCAAGCAGGCCGTCGCTGTCATCGAGCGTGATGTCGAGCTGGTCGGCATCTTCGTCTCGCCTTTCGGATATCGACAAGCTGACCAGGCGCGGGCGCATCTTGCCGGTCAAGTCCTTGCCGTCGAGAGTGACGGTCCAATCGGGGATATTGTTGCGCCGTTCGATCACTGGTCGGCCTCGCCCGTGACCTGGTTCGGATCGTCGACCCGCAGGAGACTTAGCGAAAAGTCGATAACGCGCGCTCGTCCGTCTGCCATCAGTTCGGTGTGACGCTCGTCAAGGCCCTCGATCACGTAGGACCCGATGACCTCGCCTTGACCGGTGACGAGGGCGTAGGCTTCGCCCGCATCGGCCATATCGCGAAGCTCATCGAGCGAAGCCAAGCCGTCACAAATTTCGGCCCAGACCGTCCCGCCGAGGTTGATCGTTTCTTCGCCGGGGCCAACGAATTGGGTGCCATCGCGTGCGCCTACGCGTTGGGCGCGGGCGTGGCGCCAGCTCGCGCGCCGTTGCAGCTCTTCATAGGCAAGGCTCGATACTTCGAAGATGAACATGCCAAGGGCAAGAAGCTGCATGCTATTCGTCCTTGAAGGTGCGCCCAGATTTGTCGCGTTCGATGCGGGCGATCTCCTCGCGGACTGCTCGCGCGATATCAGAGGCGCCGGCGCCCTTGGCATCGATGGTGATCGAATAGTTCCGCACCTCACCGGCGACACGAGCCGGAGCCGCGCCCTGAACGGCTTGTGATGCCGCTGCCGGGGGCATGGCCATGGGCGAGGCGACCGCTGCCCCGATGGCGATTGCGCGGGTGAGCTGCGATGACAAGTTGCCGACCCGCGAGAGCGGCGCCCCGGCGCCCGCTTCAATGCCCTGGTCGAGGCCGCGCATCATGAAGCCGCCGATCTCGGAAAACACCCGGCTCGGCGAGTGGATGCTGAGAGCTTTGCGGATTGGGGCAGGGATCAGTTGCGCAAATTGGGTGAGCTTACCGATGAGCCACGCCTTGGCACCTTCGATGCCAGACCAGATGCCTTGCACGATGTTGGTGCCGATGTTGGCCATCATGGACGGAACCCGCTGGGTGAGGAATGCAATCCCGTCCGCGAAGAAGATTTTGATTTTGGCCCAGAGATTGGCAAGCCACGGACCGATTGTTCCCCAGTTCTCATAGATGAGATAGACCGCCGTCGCGATGGCAAGGACCGCCGCGAGGATCGGATTTGCCATCAACGCGGCACTGACGATACGGATACCGATCGCGATCAGCCTTAAACCGCCGAAGGCAAGCCTTAGGAGCGGGGCAAGCTTTGTGAGGGCAAATGCCATCGCGGCCCAGCCGTTCATCACGGCGCCCGCGACAATGCCAATACCGCCGAGCGCCACCAGCAGCGCGGCAGCGGCCGAGGCCGTGATGGCAATGGCCTTTGCCAATTTGGGGTGGCGTTCGGCCCAGGCGGCGAGCTTGTTCGTGACGGCTGTGAGCTTTTCAGCAAGGACCGTCACTGTGGGAAGTAGCAAGGCCCCAACCGAAAGGGAGAGGTTCTTCAGGGCGATCTCGCTAGCCTTGGCCCTTTCGGCGCCATCCTGCATGCGCTCGGAAAAGTCCTTTTCGACCGTGCCGCTGGCCTTCAGCGCCTCGCTCCGGATCTTGCGGTATTCGCCCAGGTTCTGAAGGATCGGGCGGAGCGCGGCCTGCACCTGGGCGTCGCCGAACAGATAGCTGAGGCGGTCCATCTTGCCGCCGAGCGCCTTCTCAGCCAGCTCGGCAATGGCTTCAATTGGGGTCTTGCCTTCGGCATAGGCCTTCTTGAGCGCTTTCGGAAGGTCCACGCCGAACTTCGCAAAGTTCTGCGTGACCTCTCGGGAGGTCAGCTTGTTGATGAGGTTCACGACATTGTTGGCGGCCTCATCGGCATTGCCTGCGCCCTTGGTGGCGATTTCGAGGGCGGCGGTCAGATCGGCGACGGCGCCGACGCCTTTCTGGCCGAGAGCGGTGTAGCCCGCCGTCAGTGCCGGAAAATACCGCGCCATGTCCTTCAGTTCGAATGAGCCGGCCTTTCCACCCGCGGCCATGATGTCGAGCGCCTTGCCGACCTCTGCGAGGGGAACTTTGAGATTGTCGAAGACGGCGAAGCCCGCGGCCGACAGTTCGCCCATTTCCGCCTTATAGGCGGTTGCGGCCTTGCCAATGGGCGCCATCATTTTGGCCGAGGTCGCAGCGTCCAAGCCCTTGCCGGTCAGGACGTCCATGCCGCGCTGGATATTTTCGGCAAATTGATTGGTTGTCTTGGCGACGATGCGCAGCTCCCCGCCGAGCTTCTTGGCTGCCTCCCGAGACATGTCGGATTTTTGCGCGATGTCGGTCATCACCGACTCGTACTCGCGACCCGCTACGACGGCCTGAAACATCGGCACGGATGCGGCCATGCCGGTCCCGAGCATGGTGGCGCCGCCGACCGTCATCTTCTGAGCGAGCTGCGTGCGGTCATCGTAGCGGCGCCGTGCCGCCGCGGCTCTATCGAGCCGCCCCTGTTGCTCGCTGAGGCGGAGCGAGGTTTGCCGGATGCGGTCGGCGAGGATCTGCTCGTGGTGGCTAAGCGCGCCGACCTCGATGCCTGCCGTCTTCATTTCTCCCGCGAGGCTATCGAGGCCTTCGGCCTGGCGCTTGGTGAGGGCTTCGAGGGTCTGAACTTCGCGGCCCGTCTTGGCGTAAAGGTTTTGCAGCTTTTTGGTCGGGGCTGCCGTTGCCTCCATTTGGGCGGCGAGAGCCTGTTGCCTTTGACGGGCTTCGGCGAGTTTCGCCGACTGCTCGGTGAGGCTCGCCTGCTGGCGCTGGTAGGCCGATATTTGCTTTTGCTGGTTTTGAAGAGCCTCCAATTCGGAACGGGTTGCCCTAAGGGCTTTGGCGGCGCGCGAGGTTCCACCCACGATATCCTTCATAGGGCCGGTGACGCGGTCCAGGGCATCGAGAATGAAGCGAAGGCGCAACTCGTTCGCCGCCATGATTATCCCTTCAGTACCTTGAAGCGCTCGATGGCGAGCGCTCTCCATTCCATCAGCTCGCGGATTGTCATGGCGTTCATCTCAGATGGCGGCCAATGAAACACCGCTGCGATATCGGCAAAGGCGTCCTCTACGCGCGCGGGAAGCCCGCGAGGTCCGCTTTCTGCAGAAAAAAACTTCCGATCTCGGTAGCGCAGGCGAAAAGGTCTTCGGACGGCATCGCTGCGGCTTCCGCCTCTGTGATGCAGGGGTCGGAAATGCGCGGAAGGAGCTTCATCATCGCATTGACGTCCATGCGCGCGAGGTCGGACAGCATCAAACCGCGAAGTTCGCCAGACATGGGGCGGCGAAGCGTCAGTATCGTGAAGCCGATTTCGCCGCGCTTGATCGGAGTGTCGAGGTGGACTTTGCGGAAGTTGGGATTATTAGCTTTGGTGTCGGTCATGGTTCGTGTCTTGCCTCTTTTCTCGCTGGTCTTGTTTCTGACGTGCCGGGGTGTGGTGAACATCAGAACATGCCGAGGGCGGCGCGCTGAGCTTGCAGCCGGTCAACACCGCCGACGATTTCGACCATATTGATCGGGTCAATTTCGACTTCGGTCTTGCCGTTCCAATTCAGCTTGTAGTAGGCGAGCTTCATCTTGATCTTGAATTCGCCGTTCTCGCCCGGTTTGGCGTTGCCGAAGTCGATCTCTTCGTGACGGCCGCGCACGATCACTTCGACTGTATCGAGCGCGCCAATGTCATGGTTCTGGTAAGCGCCGATGAAGCGAAGATAGACGCCGTCAACGGTGGTTTCCCCATACTGACGGATGACGTCGAGCACCGGCCCGCCAAAGGTTGCTTCCAATTCCAGAATTTCGCCGCCCTTGTCGAGCGCGACGGGGCGGTCCATGCCGCCGCCTTTCCACTCGTCGAACTTGCGAGCAAGCTTGGGCAGTGTCACCTCGGAGGACTCGCCGAGGTAGTTGTTGCCGTCGTTGAACAGCAACATGTTCTTGAGGGTTTTGGGCAGAGCCATTGTAGATCCCTATGGTGTAAGAGGGTTAGGCGGCCGAAAGCTGCGCGCCGAACTGGGCGAAGTAGCTGTCGGTAATGCGCTGATTGAAGCCGAGGTCTTCGAGCGGAGGGGGCACCGTGAAATCGTAATCGATGCGCAGCTTTCCGGCCTTGAGGCTCAAGGTGCTGTTTTGCGCCGGGTCGTACCAGCACGAACCGCCAAGAATGATCCCGCGGGCTTTCATCGCGCGCATGAAGCCGTTGATGGTTTCGACGATGTCGGTCACGAGGGCAGGCGTCAGCGGCTTATCGATTGCCCATTCCATGCCTTCGCCGATGGTGTCGGCGACAAGCTGGGCAACGCGAACAGTGCTTTCGAAAACGAAAAGGCCGCTGTCATCGCAGGTGCGATTGCCCCAGAAGCGGAAGCCGCTGGAGGTACGCACGAGCGCGGTGATTTCTTTGGAGTTGAGGAGAGCCGCGTCCGTGCTGTCGCTGTGCAGATCCCACAAAATATCCTTGGTGAGGCCCGTAACGCCATCAACGACGACATTGGAGAGGGTTTTGTGAGGGCCGGAATCCCGGTCGATCTTGGCGCGCAGGCCAAGCGCGCGGGAGACGCCATAGCTCGGCGCAATCGTGCTCGTGACCGTGTCGAAGGCGAGGAAGTCGGGATAGAGGAGCATGACCTCGCGTGCCGCAAAGCTGGCGCGATAGGTCATTGCCTCAGCAATGGTTTCTCCATGGGCGGTCGCATAGACGAAGCCGCGCAGCTTCTTCGCCACCACGATGAGCGCGGTGGTGACCGCTTGGGTGTCGAGCCCCGGAGCGCCGAGGATGCGCGGCCGGACGCCAAGCTGGCCCTCGGCAGCAAGAAGGGCTTGCATACCGGTCTTGAGGGCGCCCGTCATATCGCCGATCACCTTGGTGGTCTGATCGGCGGCCACGGCCTCGGCATTTGCGCCCTCGCCGACGCCCACGCGCACGACCACGACAACCGGGCTCGTTTGATCGGCGATGTCACGTAAGGCTTTCCGCAGCGTACCAGAGGTACCCGCCTTACCGATTGCGGTTTCGATGTCGGTGATGAGGGCCGGGCGGTCGAGCGGGAACGTCACGGCGTCGGCATCGGCCGCGGTGGCAACAAGGCCAATAATCGCAGTCGAGGCCTCGGTGAGTGTGCGCGAGCCATCGGTAATTTCGGTGACGGTAATGCCGTGCTTGAAGGGCATGAAGCCTCCTATGCGGTACGGGTGAGGGGGACGGTGAGGGCGGTTGCGGTCGGGACCGGCCGGTCAGTGCGGATTCCTTCGATGGTGAGGCTCGCCTTGCCGGGCGTGGCACCCGCCAACAGCCTTACGCGCCGGATGGAAAGCCGAGGCTCCCAGTGGCTTAGAGCTGTTACGGCGGCGGCGTAGAGCTTCAGGGCCGTCGTTGGTCCGAACGGTTGGTCGATGAGTTCGGGAAGAAGCGAACCATAGTCGCGGCGCGCCACGCGCGTGCCGACAGGCGTGGTCAGGATATCGGCGACCGACTGTTCCAGATGGGCGTCGGTCGTCGAGGCGAGAGCGGCGCCCGTGTTTCGGTTCATTCCGCTCATTGCTGTGGCTTGCCTGAAAGGTCCGTGCCGGATTTCACGCCCGTGTGCGGATGGTTTTTGAGGCTGACGCCTGCGGCGCTTACATCGCCCTTGGCTGAAATATCGCCATCGGCAGCGACATTGCCGGACGCTCGGATGTTTCCGGTGATTTCCACGTCACCGGTGATCTTGATTCCGCCATCGGCAACCAGGCTAACGGTTCCCCCCCTCGGCAGCGTGGCGGTCAGTGCGTGAGATGCGACGTTATAGGCAAGGCGTGCGCCGTCCGAGAACGTCAGGGAGTGTACCTTCGGGTCCTGTTCAGGCTGAGGATGCGCGGCACAGTACAAGCCGAGGAGTACAACGCCGGACTCGGTGTCACCTTCCGGACAAATCAGCAGGCACTGTTCGCCTTCGCTCGGCGCCGACCAGCTCCGCACATCTCCGGCGCGCCATGAAACCCACGGCAGGGAAGGCGTCGTCAGGTCGCCGGTTTCGACAGTGCACGTGCCCGCCTCGGCGTCCACGGTATCGACGCGACCAAAGCGAAGAATGTCGCTGGTTGTCTGTGCGAGGTTTTGGCGCGCGTCCATGGACCGGACAATGACGCGCGCCCCTATTGATTGCGCTCTCTCCCACTTGGAGAGGACGCCTCTCCAAATGGGCTACGTTGCGGGGGTCTCGGCCGGTTCGGCGGTGGTGATGTCCAGGCTTTCGGGCGCGATATTCGAAATCACACCAACGGCAATCTTGGTCGCAACGCCCATTGCAACTTCATCCACCCGGTCTTTCGTTGCGGCGGCGTCGTAGGCCCCTGTCTCGTCCAGGCAGGCATTCACGGCGCGCGTATGTGTCACTCCGGCGTGTACGAACGTGACCGTCACCGCGCGGGTCTCGCTATCGTATTCACCAATAGAAACTTCCATGAGCCTGCCTCCTATGCAGTCTGTACGATTGTGAGCGTTCCACCATTGATGATGGAGAGATCTGCGGATGGGGTATATTTCACCGCAAAAGTATGAAAGCCGACCGACAGACCGGTCACGACAATTGAGATTGTCGCGGGACAATGAACCGTGTCCGCCGAGGACAGTGCGCCAATGGACGTCCATGCCGAAGAGATGGCCACGCCGTCGACATAGAGTTGGGCATAGTAAGGTCCTTGGCCGGTCTGCCAAACGCCGTTGAAAATCACGAGCGCATTACCGGTGGTGATTTTGCGCGAGTAGTCACCGGTCCATGGCGTCGTTGCTTCTGGATGTGTGCCGGAGCCCTGCGTCCACGAAGATGCGATTGGAATGAACTCGTCCAATTGCTTGCCGTCGACCATATCGGCGTCCATGGCGGAGCCGGCCCCGTCGTTGCCTGCATGCCATGCAGTGTTGCCACCCACCGACAACGTGGTTCCGGTGAGCTTCATCAACGTGGTGCCGCTCGTTCCTGGGTCGAACTGCGTATTGGAATGAGAACCGCCGGAATACCATGCGAAGGCACCGCCAGACCGGAAGTATTGCGTGTTGGTCTGCACGCCGATGCCGTAAACCGTGTTCCAGAGGTTCAACATCTGCCGCATGGACACGCCAAACGACAGATCCCCGGACATCGTACCACCGGCAGCGTTGAGCGGCGTGTATCCGAGACGCGAGGGGATGTCAGCATAGTAACTTCCATCCTGGCCATCGAGGAGGTCGGCGTCCGATCCCGAGCCCGAACCATCGTTGCCAGCATGCCAAACGACATTGCTGTTCACGAGGTAGCCTGTAGTGCTGCGGACGTCGCCGACGACATCGAGCGGCTTCCCAGGAACAGTGCCGATGCCAACCGAGCCGCCAAAGTAGTTCTTTGCAGACGTGCTCTTGATGTAAACGCCGAAGTTGTTCGTGACGTAGCTATCAATGGCGGTAGTGTCGACATACACGCCGTAGCTATTGGTGGTCGCGCTCGTACTGTCTGCACTTCGGTATCCGAAATAGGCCATTCCGAAGTTGTTTGTCACGGCACCGGCACCGCGGTTGTTCGAGGATGCGAACACGCCGTATTGGTTCAAAACAGACGCGCCGGCTGCTTGGTAGTTGTATGTCGAGAACGATAGCCCTGCGATTTCCTGCATAACGCCCGTTGGAGCCATCCCCGACGCGCCGAGCCACGCCGAGCCTTGAACGCCGCGTAAATAGCTGGTTCCGGACGCCACGCTATCGTACATGTAGGCGTTGACCGAGCTGCCGATGACAAAGTTCGTGCCGGTGAGTGCGGTCCCGCTATTGCGGTACGTCGTCGTTTTGAGCGCCGCTCCGACAAAACTCGCGTCGAATGAGACATTCGCGCTGGCAATGTGAAGTTGCGCGGTTGGGCTGGTAGTCCCTATGCCGACGTATCCGGACGGCGCCACCAAAATGTGGGGCGTGTTTCCTCCGTTTGCGCCGATGGCAAAGGCGCCCTTTGACGCTAGGCCTACGTCATCCACGCCTGTGCCAGCGACAGACGTGCCATTGTTGCCCAACCAGAAATAGGTGGCGCCATTGTACGCAAAGGTCACCGTATGCGATGGCGTCGGTGACCCGAAACGCGTGCCGCCCACGACGTCGAGCGTGTATGCCGGGCTTGTCGTTCCGAGGCCAAGTCTCCCGCCGTCCGTGATGGTCATCACATCGGTCGGTGCCGATGCAGTTCCGCGGGAGAAATGGAACTTCCATCCTGACCCGTCGCCGAACAGGAGGCGTCCCGCAACGGGGTTTGCAAATCCCGCCGCTAATCCAAAGTTCGAGGAGGCGTGAACGTTCGTACTGCCAGCGCCACCCTTTACGTTTGCCTCATCGTTGAAGGTGGTCAGGCCGGTGAATGTGTCTCCGGCTTTGTTCGCCGGCGTGAAGCCGAGGCGAGCGGTGATGTTCGTATAGTAGGCCGACTCCTGGCCATCCAGTTTGTCGGCATCAAGCCCGCCGCCCGCGCCTTCATCTTTGATCGCGGCAGACTTAAGCCCCAACGCGGTGCGCAATGCGGCGGCGTTTGCGCTTCCCAGAATTCCCTTGATGAAATCGGATGGCGCACCATTGCCGAAGCGGCTGTTGATCCAATTGGTGACGGCCGACAGCATGGCTTTCGGTGTCACCGCGCGGATAGTGTCGGTTCCGGTGGTGGCCTCGCTGTCCGTCGCCAATTCGACAACACCCTCTCGTTCCGTGGTCGCCGGAGGGTTCAAAAAGTTCGTGCTGCCGAATGTAATCTGTTTGGCATCGCTTGCGGTGAACGCAATGTCGACAGCAAGCAGAAGCATCGATGCGCTGGCTTTCTCCATGATCAGAGCTGGGCCGTTGCCGTAAATGCCGAACAGCGTGCCGTCACTGAGATAGAGCGCGAACCCGCGAAGTTCGTAGGTATCGATGCTGTCGTCGCGAATCGTGATGTGGACGGTATAGGCGTCGGACGCCTCACCCGAAAACGTGGTCAACCGTTTGATTTCGCCGGGAAGAGCAAGGGTGTTCGACGATGCTGTGAAGTTCGCCGCCGTCACGCCGACTTGCGCGATAGTGACCGGGTTCGTCCCGCGCGCGGCGATGAGGGCCGCGCGGCCGCGATCAGTGATGGTAATGGCGAGGCCGGACATGGAGCGTTTCCTTAGGCGTCGAGGTTGAGACGGGAATAGGTGACCGGCCGTGCCTGCGCTGCGATAGCAATGGAGGCGTCACCGCTGAGACCTTGAGTGAATGTGAAATGGGACCGGACGGGTTTGGTGCGCGAAACCTCGCCGATGACGGCGTTGATGAAGGTGGCCGTTGCGGGCTCGCCATTCATGCTGTTGAGCGTAATCACCAGGTCGAACGTGTAGGGCACGCCACTGCCGCCGGGCTGCCACCATTCGCGAAGGGCTACCGCACCGCCGAAGCTTTCGACCACGGCCCGAACCGAGGCGGCAGTCCCCTTGCCGCGGGCGATCTCAATCGCGCGTCGCACGCGGGCGCGTTTGATGTAAAGCGGCCAATCGGGCGCCCAGGAATCAAGGGACAGCGTCCAGGCCAGCCACGGCAGCAATGCTTCGGGGCAATCGTCGGGCGACCACAACACGCGAAGATCGGTGAAGATTGCATCGAGGCGGGTGGTCGCCCGCTCGATGGCGCGTTCCAGGTTCGTCGCGTTGGGCGGCAGCAGGCAGTCGCTCATTCCCCAATCCCGTCATAGGAAATCGCGATGGACTGGCAATAGGGGGCCTGACTGCGGTCGCAGACGATATCGGCCTTGGGTTCGACAAGGCTGACCCTCTGCACGCCGTCGACATGCAAGGCGGCGTAGATCCCCGATAGGGTGATATCGCGGCCGAGCCGCATGCTGGCGGCGGTATAGGCCGCGATCTTCTTTTGGGCTTCAGCTAGAACGACGGCGCTATCTGGCCCAGCGAAAGTCGAAAGAGTGGCCTTGATCGCATAGGGGACCACCACGGCCGGTGCGACGGTTACGTGATCGGTCAACGGGCGCCGGGTCTCGGCCGACAGATATTGTTCGACGGTGGCGCACAAGGCGGCGGAGGCTTGCTCGCCGGTTCGTGTCAGGATGTGCACCGTCACGCTTCCGGGGGTCGGGCTAACCGCCGAGGCGTCGACCACATCGGCTGCGGCAGAGATGGCGTGGAAGACGTATGCACCTTCCGGCCCAGCGACGGAGTATCCTTCCGGGGCCAGGACGAAGCGTCGGCGGAAGTCTTCGTCGCTCTCGTAGGTGGGGGCTACGCCCTGTTCGGAATTGCCTGGATCGAGCATGAGGCGGAAAACGCCCAAGTTTGCTGCCAAGTGGTCGAGGTCCGAACCTTTCGCGAAGGCTGGCATGACCGCGCGGGCGGCGTCGTTGATGCGCTGGCGCAAAATCAATTCGCGATAGGCGTAGACCTGCAACAGCTTCGTCACAGGATCGCTTTCGAGCGGCGAAAAATCGGGCATGACTCCGCGCGCCATGACTACGAGTTCGCCAAGAATGGTCTCGTAGTCGAGAGTTTCGACGACGCCGGGTGCAGGAAGCTTCGATAAATCAACGGCGGTATAGGTGGCGGTGCTGACCATGGGCCCTATGTCGGCGGTGCGCCGATGGGCTTTCTACATGCCGCATTTGGAGAGGCTTGCTCTCCAAGTGCCTTCAGAGGACTACCTCGAAGTGTGCCAAGAACGCGTCGAGCATGGCGGCGCGGTCGGCGGCGCTAAAGCCGAGGAGTTCGCGCACGGGATAGGCCATGGGCTTGGCTTTGCGCGAGGGGCGGTCGCGAAGGCCTTCTTGGTGGATGCGGGCGATTTCGGCGGCGCGGCCGGAGAACCCCACCCAAAACTGCAAGTCGTCGTTACCGGCGCGGAGGAACCGGGTGGAGGAAAGACGGCGGAACATTGCCTTTCGCCGTAGGCTTCCTTGTCTGCGGAGCTTGCCCGCGCTCGCATTGCGGTACTGCGGCTCCACCGGAAGCCACTTGACCACCTTGTCGAAGAAGAAGCTCCGGACCCCTTCGGCCTCGATGTCCCAGCCGGTCATCATCTTGTTGGCGATGGTGTAGCTTTTGAGGATGACTTTGCGGGCCTGCCCCGATCCACCGGACGGGTAGAGAAACGACACCGCGTAGCGGCTCGCCTTCGGCGGCCTTTTGTCTTTCCTCGGCTCGAAACCATTTCCGTCCGGTGCCTTCTGGCGAGCGATGCGCGAGCGCTGACTGTTAGCGATGTCGCGCGAAACGCGCCGTAGAAGCGCGCGCCGCTTGGCCGGTGCGAGCTGGCGAAGGAGCGCGCCGGCTGTTCGCTCGATCTGTTCAATATCATCGTTCACGTACCGGCCTCGGGCGGGATGCCGGGAAGGATGACGGCGGCAGGATCACGCGTCTGGGCAACCAGGTCGGACCAGGCGTAGCCCTGAAGGAAGGCCGCATCGAGCCCTGGGGCCAGCTCGCCGGGGAATGGTTGGGGAACGGGGTGGGACACGTCAAACCCACTACCGTCCTTGCGACGCGTGGCGAGGACGGGCTCGGTGATTTCCACGGTGAATTCGATATCGGCGCAATTGCTGTCGAGGATCTCGGCTTGGAACTGGAACGCCTCGCCGTCAGAGCGCTCCAAAAGGTCGGGCTGCTCCCGTTCGATCCAGGCGAGCATGGGGATAACGATCTCATCGGCCTCGCCGGGGTAATCGCAGACCAGTACGGTGAGGGTGAAGCGATATTCGAACGAAAGAGATTTTCCCGCGCGCGCGGCGATGGCGCCCTTATCGAGGTAGATTTGCAGCTTGTCGGGCGCACTGGCGAGAAACGGCACACAAGCCGAGAGCCACGCGCGAAGATCATTCATCTTGCGCATGCGGCCCTCCGCAAGGCGGTGCGCCGTGAAAGGCGGCAAGGCGGGAGAACTTGCCTCTCAGCTCACCATAGGCCTTGGCGAGGCTTATAACGGAGCTGCGGACGGACGGCGGCATGACGGCCCAGCTATCGGCCGCAAAGCCCTTCGGTGCCTCGGGGCAGACAAGAAGATCGGCCGAGGGGGCCGTCTTGACAGCAACGGCGACGGTCTGGGTCAGAGGCTCGACGGGAGGCCTATTCGCGCAAGCCTCCAAGCCGATTGAGAGTATGAAACCAATCAGGGCCGATCCGGTTCGTTTCGTCGATTTTCGCATTTTCCTCATCCATCCGCCGCATCGCATCGGCGGCTCGTTGCATCTCAGTGCGCGCAGCGGTCAAATCGGCAGCGGCAAGGCGCTGTTGCTCATTCATGGCGTCGGCGAGCAGCTTCGCGGTGGCCTCGCTATGGGCTCGGTTAAGCTCGGAGAGGGCCATCACGCGCTCGCCACAGGCCCCGCCGCGGCTAGAGCCGGCGCCGGTGAAGGGCGTACCTGCCGCCGCGCACGTCGTCTTGGCCCACGCGGTGAGTGCGTGCCGGTCCGCGTCCGCCGTGGCGCCCCAGGCATAGAGCGCCGCCACGGCCGCCATCAGGGCGTAGATGAGGATCGCCTCGCGGTTCGCAACCAGCTTCGACAGAAGGTTCAAGATCACGACACTACTCCCAACCAATTTGCAGCCTCGCCCGATACCTCGAACGATGGGCAAGCTTTCACCCATTCGGCCGGATCGGCGCGACCATTGCCATTGGTGTCGGGAGAGAGGTCGCGGTGTCCCTGGATCTTCGCCGCCCCAATCCTATGGCGCGTTGCGATGTCGTGGACGAGGCGGGCAAGCGCCACCTTCTGGGCGGGGGTACGGGTGTCTTTTGGGTGTCCCGAGCCATCGAGCCCCCCGACATAGACGATGCCGATGGAGGTCGTATTGAACCCCGCCGCATGAGCGCCGACCTCGTCTTCGCGCCGTCCGGCATGGACGCTGCCATCGGCATAAATCACGTAATGATAGCCGCAAGGGCGCGAAGCGCCCGCACCAAACCCGCGGGCACGGTGATCGCGGTCAATGTCCTCGATCCTGTAAGCGCGCCCTTCCCTGGTGGCGGTACAATGGATGACGATGCGATCGATGTGGCGCATGGATCAGCCTTTGTTTCCGAGGAAGCGGTCCGCGATGCGAGCGGGAATGGTTGCGACCGTGTCCCTGACAGCACGGATCACAACCGGCGTTGCGTCAAACGCCACCAGGGCAATGCCGAAAGCGATACTTTGCGCGGCAAATACGTTCCAGCCGGTGAGGGCGATGATGCCCACCGTCGCGTAATAGGAGACCGTGGAGCCGACAATCCACTGCAAGAAGCGGTGCTTCCAGTTGATGCCCGGCTTCCAGACCTGCGCCACGGCTGAGCCGAGCAGGCTTGGGAACAATGCCGCGATCACGTCGCGCGCGACTTCGAGTTTGTGCATCTTCAGTCCCATAGTTGTACGAGTTTGCGCGTCTGACTTTGCTCTGCCGGAGTGTTCGGCACGGTAATCGCGGTTCCCGCGGGAATAATTGTGCCAAGCTCGGCGACACCGGGATTTGCCGCGAGGGTGGGGCCGACACCGGCAGGCCCAATGCCCGCATCGCGCCACAGGAGCGCGTCGAGCGTGTCGCCTTGTCGAGCGATGAGAGTGAGAGCGGCCATCAGATCAATTCGACATCGATACGGAGGACGCCCAGGATGTCGCGAACGGCATAGGTCGCATCGCGCCGAAGCTGATCGGCCGCCCCGTCGAGTTCGTCGACGCCCTTTCCGCCCGCCGCTGTGGTGTCGTAGTCGCGTAGGCGCTCGATGAGTTCGGCCTTGGCGAATAGGGCAACGGCTCGGGTATAGAGGTGGACGAGGCGCGATTTTCCGTCGATCACGGGCGCGGGAACCTCCGTCAGGCTCGCATGGCCCATGGCCCTTTGCTTGGCAGCCCAGACCGAAAGATCGCGCTCCACGGCGATCATGGCGGCTATGGTGGAGGCACGAAGCCGTTCGTTGTCGACGGCCATCGTGACCCGGCCAATCGCGCGGACCATCTGGAGGTCGATATCGGGAAAGAAGCCATCATTGGCAATCGGCGCGGCCGGTGTTGCCGGGGCATCCGGGTTCGATGGCGACGGAGGAAGGGCAACAAAGGACATTGGCGTTCCTACTGCCCCCGGCTCTCGGCGGTGGGGATTGCGGCTGGTTAGGGCGGAGAGCCCGTCAACTGCGATCCGCCGCCGAGGCGCCGGGGGCAAGCTCGTTCCGGCTTAGCCGGTGTTCTTTTCGGCAGCGCGAAGGGCGCGTTCGATCTTCTCGATGTTCTTCTTGCAGCCGGAAAAGGCGTCGTAGCTCTGCGCGCGCTTGAAGGCGTCGAGCGCCTGGCGCTGCAAGGCCGTCGCATCGACGACGCCTTCCACTCCTGCCTGCCGGGCGATCTCAAGGCCTATTGCCTTTGCGAGCTTGGCGCGGACTTGGTCCGGCATATCGGCTTCGGCCGTCAATTCGGACGTGGCGTTGAGGACGTCGAGGGCAAAGGCCTCGCCGCTTCCAAGCGCGCGTAGGGCCGCGTCGGCGATTTCCTCGGTCACCGTGGTTGCCGTATCCCGGTTATAGCGGGCAGGCATCGGCAGATCGTGGCGCAGCATATGGCCAGCGAGTGTGAGCGCACCGGCATAGTCGCCGGTATCGATCCGCCAGACCATCACGGTGCCGAAAATGTCGTCGGTTGCGGTATCGCCGTGCTCGGCTTGTTCTAGAATACCGGCGCAGAACGCCTCGTAGGCGGGCAGCATGTCCCGCTTGGCGGCGATCTTGGATTTGACCGACTTGATGGCGTGAAGGCGCTGCAAGTCGGTTTGGAAACGCATGCGCACCTGGGCAGCGACGATGCCGCCAGCGGGAAGGTTCCCGCTGGCGGTTGTCGCAGCCTCACCGGTGACGCCTGAAGCCGCTGCGGTTGCTGCAACGATGCGTCCGGCCATGCGTTCACGGTGACGGCGTGCAAGACTCA